GTTTCATGATCGTTTGCTGTAGCACCTTCAAGAACGATTGAACCGTCTGAAAGTGTAAGTCCTGAAACTACGGGGCTTGTAAGTGTTTTGTTTGTAAGTGTCTGTGAGTTTGTTGTTCCAACTACTGCTCCAGTTGCACCGTGTGCTTCTGTTGCTCCTGTGTGAGTTGTTAGGTCTGAGGCTGAAGCCTTGTTTCCAAGATCAGTAGTAAGACCTGAAATCTTAGACTGAGCAATTGCTGCTGCTGAGTTAATGTCTGCATCTACAATTGTGTCATTAGCAATCATTGTGGATGTAACTGTTCCTGAGTCAGCCTGGGTTACTGCTGTTCCAGAAATCTTACTAGCAGCAATTGCTGCACTAGCGTTAATATCAGCATTTACGATTGTTCCATCCGCAATCATTGTGCTAGTTACTGTGCCAGAATCACCAGTTGTAATTACAGTACCTGATACGTTAGGAAGTGTAATTGTACGATCTGCTGTTGGATCAGTTACTGTAAGTGTTGTCTCATAATCATCTGCTGTTGAACCTTCAAACACAATGCTTGATTCAAAAACACCAACTGCTGCTGGTGCTGAAAACTTTAATCCTGTTGCTTCATTGCTATCTACTGTTAAAACGTGTCCATTGGTTGCACCAACGGCTAATCTAGTACCAGTATTTGATCCTGTACCAACTATTAAGTCACCCTTTGCGTCAAAGATTTCTTTTGTGATTATATCGTGTCCATTAACGGTCGCAGTTGATCCCTCAACTACAATTCCCGCTTTTACTCTAAAATCTTTTGTTACGGTTGCCATCTTTTATCTCCTTGGTTAAGCCTTTAATCCCATACGCATGTAGCGTAGGGTTATAGGGGTTTGTCCGCCCACTGGAACCACAGTTAGTGAAACTGTATCCCCAGCCCTTGAAACAGAGATGGTGCCAATATTCCCATCGTTGTCTATCGTTGCATATTCTGTAACTGAAACGTCTGTTCCATCTACAAGAATATTCATCTCTGTGGCGTAAAATTTATTTGCGCCACCAGAAGTCTTTTTAATTGAGATTACATATCTCATTGATCTAAATTCGCTTGCTAAAAAGTTATCAAATACTGTTGAATTTTCAATACCATTAATTGTTGATTCGTTATTTCCAGAACTACCCAAATCTGTTGCTTGTGCTGACAGGGTGTCAATTAAATCAACATAGTTTGCCTCTGTGGGTCTATCCCCAGTTTGAAATAGTGATTTTACTGCTGCAAGTGATACTTTAGCCATGATGAAATTATATCACATTATTAAAGAATATAGTTATTAATTCCGATTATTTGAAGCCCAATTCCAGGTACGGCTGTTGGTGATATTCCAATGTTTGTAAACCTTACCCTAAAGGGCAAAACCTCTTGTATCTTTGTAAACCTTACAAACCCATTTATTTTAGTTTTAGGATAATTTATCCTAGAAATTTTTTCTGATTTATTTTTAGATAAATCTATGATTGTTGCATAAGCCATTACGACTCATCGCTGTTTGTAATATCTTCAATAACTGTTAATATGCCACGAGCAACTGTCCATACCCTGCTAGCATCTCTTAATTCAATATCAAAAATATCTCCAGTATTTAAACTTTTTGATTGAGTAGATGTTAGGGATACTGTAAATTCTCCATCATCATCTTCTGCTGTAGCGACAGGGGTAAGGTTTAACACTCCTGCTGGATCTGCATCATTTAAATTTCCTGCAACTGTTGGTCTTTTAATTTCCATTTCAATTGTCCATTCGGAAATATCAAGTGGATCTTTATTGTCATCTGTTACGTATACTCTAAATCCTGCACTGTCTCCTTTTACAATTGTCCAATTAACTGTAGGTGGTGCAGAGCCAATTGAATAAGAATCTTGTTGTGAAGATCTAAGTGTTGCCATTATGATAATCCTGCTTTCAATGATCCCCAACTACCGTTGCCTTTTGGTTGACCTACAACTAGTATTCCAGTTGTTGCATTAGCCTTTCCGACTATTGCTACTGCTCCAGAACCAGTTGCTGGTTGTGTTGCTGTTAATCCTCCACCATCTGCTACATAAAGAACATTGCCAGCAGTAAATGAATTTGTGTTTGCGTTAAGTATTACTCCAGAAATAGTAACAACACCATCTGTGTTATTTCCAATTGCTGAATCTGTTAATCCTAAAACTGGGAATGTAGTAAGATCATCAGAATCACATTTTCCAATTGTTGGTTTTGTTGAAAAACCAGTTATATAAACTGGGGTTGCTTTTGCAATACTTGCACCACTTACATTTCTAACCTCTATAGTATGATTTACAAGACTAGGTAATATAAGTTCAATCTGTTCTGCCAAATCTTGAAAATCTCCATGAATGTTTACAGGATCACTAAATAGTGGATAAGGAAGATCGTAGTTTGCGGTTGCACCAGTAGCCATAATCTTATTATTATACCACTTCATACTATAATATTTTTAATAAATGTGCGGGTATATTGATAAAGTTGACTTTAATCCCTAAATCATGTTATAATTAATACACTACCGAAAGGTAGTTTTTGTTTCTAAGGAGGTAACACTAATGAGAAACATTGAAAAGAAGGTTTGGTTGGGGTTACTATCTATCGTTGGTTTGGTTGCGCCTTTTAGCAATTCTGCTAATGCTTTAGATAATAATTTATTGACTAAACCCTCCGTTGAAGCCGTTCCAGCCCCTACAGGGGCTTTTCTGGTTTCTAAGGAGAGTATATTAAAAAAATATGAAAATGCTCATAAATTAACTGATAGCCAGTTAGTTGACCTATTGAAGGCTATAGGGTTTAAAGGTGATAAATTAAGAACAGCATGTGCAATTGCAAAGGCTGAATCTAATGGAAGACCTTTTGCTTTTAATGGCAACTCAGAAACTGGAGATAGTTCTTATGGAGTATTTCAAATAAACATGATAGGAAAACTGGGTCCTGATCGTAGAGAAAAATTCGATCTTGACTCTAACGTTGAATTATTTAACCCAGTTACTAATTCACAAATAACATTTCACATGACTAAGGGTGGTAAAGATTGGTCAGCATGGAGTTCTGTGAACGGACCACGGTACCAAGAATGGTACAGCAAGTATCCTTGTAAGTCCTAAAAATTATAAACAATACCCCCTTGGTAATCCTTGGGGGTATTTTTATTTATAAGACTAGAACGTCTGCTTCTTCAGCAGTTAAAGGTTGACCAGCAATAAGTTTTGCTTTTGCTGATGCTTTAAGTGCTGCTTTGGCTTCTGCCGCTGCTTCACGCTCTGCTTGCTCTACTGCATAAGCAGCAGCATCTATTTCACGTTGAGCAACTTCTTCATCAGTTAGTTCAATTTCTTCTTGAACTCCTGTTTCGCAGTTGATTATTAGTTTAGTTGGGTTTGGCATTGTTTCTCCTTAGTTGTTATGAGTTTTTGATTCCGTATAAATAAAATGTTGAACCTGTTTTGAAATTGCCTAAAGGGTCACTTAAGTTGATTTCAGTAATTGCCGCAGTATTTGACCATAATCCTGCCCACAATTGAGCGTAGGCAGTAGCGGCATTTGTTTCCATTATAGAATCTGCTGTTGATGATTTATAGTTTGAACCAGCATAATTTGGCAAATACACACTAATATTTGAAAAAGTATTAGCAGTTGCTGCGCCATCTGCTGGAATTATGCAATCGTGTAACCTAGTTGTATTTCCATTAAATGACCCGACAGCACTTCCACTTGCTTCAAGAAGTCTACTAGTATAAGAAGTTGAACTTGAATTAACTTTTACATAACAACTACTGTCCGAATATGTGCCTCGTGTACTTCTAGCAGATATTAGCAAATATAAATCTGTATAAGTTTGCGGTATTGAAGTAAAATTAACATTTGCAGTATTGCTACCTAAAGTCTTGGCCTCTATTAAAGTATATGTATTTGCCATTATGCCGCCGCTATTCCGTAGAGTGTAAAGGTTGAACCTGACTCAAAATTTGGATTATTAGTTGTAAAAACAGTCATTGAAGTAATTGCAGAAGTACTTCTCCACATACCAACTTTTGTTTCAACTCCGTATCCTGTTTTATTTCCTCTTGTTAAAATACTTTTATACACATTAGTATTTGCATAATTAAAAATATTTGTAACACTTAGAGTATTACTAACAGCATCTAAATAACTATACTCAGTAAGAGTAATGCTAGTAGTATCAGAGCCTCTAAGACTAGTGCCACCTGCTTGAGAAGTTAACAAAGTGTATGAGTAGTTTGAGCCAGTATCAGAATTAAATCTTAATCCTAAATCTCCACTTCCTGAAGATACTTTTCCTAAGAAAATTAAAACCAAATCGGTATAACCACTAAA